AGAGACACGGCACCAATGTTGCATCGACCAACAGACACGTACTCGTTAGTCTCAGGGTCCTTCCAAGGAGTGAGGTACGCCCTGCAACCCATCGGATGGATTACACACTGCTTATTCGATGCTCTATAGGTTTCAGACACAGTGCCTTTAGGAGCGTTAATGGCCAGAAAATCAGGATACATACACTTACTGGAACATTCAACAGCCTTCTCGAACACATAAGCGTGCTCATCACTGCCATGTTGTTCCCAATCATAGAGATACACGAGCTTAGGAAACACAACCTGTTTACCCCCGTGTCCCTTCATGCGGGTATCAAGGATAGTCTCACAAATCATCTCAAGAAACGCCTTGTCATCCGCACGGAGATCGTTGCTCCACTCACCAAAGGTAAGCGTAGTGAACGCAAAGTCACCTCTAGAACACGGAACAGTATTGAGCTTCAATTCAAGAGACTGGAAGCCCTGCACAAGTTCACGCTTGAGATCCTGAACGGCCATTTCACATGCTTCATCGAACTCCATATTACACTGGTCAAAGTATTTCTTAAACGCATGTTCATACGTCTTCTTAGCATACGGGAGGAGAGTCTTGTCAATCTGAGGGATAGTGAAACCACCGAACTGCTGTGCCGTAGCTACAAGGGTAATGTCACCAATCACCTGAAGGGCACTAAGGACACTCGTAGGTTCCGTATAGGTGACGTTGGACATACTAAAGCCACCCTTAAGAACAGTAGCCATGTCAAAGAGGCAACAGTTGATGGAACCAAAGATCATATCTCGAAGGTCATGGATGTAATACTTACCGACCTTAGTAGCCTCTTTCTCTTCCTTAGTGAGGTAGAACTGCTTGTACAGTTGCTTAGTCAGATAGCCCTTAATGAGGGAGCCTTTGGTAGACACAAGGGAGCTATCGAAATTAGCGTTTTCCTTGTCTCCCAAAAGGAGAACAGTGTCAGCCTCATTCTTAACAGCTTCGAAAGCCTTAGCATACGTGTTCTTGTAGTCTCTGAACTCCTTATAAGACTCTCCGATCTTCGGTACGTACTTACAAAGAGCTTCAATGACAATAGAGTGGAGCTTATCAGTAGGAACCTCGTCATAGCTGCTGTAGACAAGGCTCTCGATATAACCCCTAATCTTACCAATGTCATACTCAGAGTACGTAGCGTTAGCCCTCTGTGCGGCCTTATGGATAGCTACTTCAATCTTATCCCAATCCCATCCTTCGTGGGTACCGTCTTTCTTAATTACTTCCAGTTCCATAGTGTATTTAGTTATTTAATTAGTGTTACTCTTAACCGTGAACTGCGCATTAGCAAACTGCTTTACGGCAGTGACTTCCTCAGAAGTAAGTTCACTAGTAATATTGGCATAAATCTTCTTGGTTACGTTGTTGTCTTCGCTATACACGATGACATCAAAGGTAACCGTAGGAATGTTGGGTTTCGTTGTAAAGAATGCCTTACGGTTCTCATACTCACAGGCACCTACATTGCCATCCCAATAAACTTGTATATTCATTTACTTATCCTGTTAGATAGGTTCAGTAGTCCTACGGTAATTACTGTACGTAAGTTCTTTAGGACTACTGAAACCCCCGAATTACTTGCTCTTCTCAATGCTAATGAGGTAGTACAAAGCCTTTAGGGCATCCTTATAGGCTCGGATGTCTCCCTCAGTATGGTAAGACTCCTTGTTACGCTTCTCAATAGCTTCAAGAAGTTTATGCTTAGCCATCATAAAAACATTCTCTTCCCATTTAGCGTCAATCATCTTTGTATTTCTCCATAATATTAATTAGTGCTTCACCATCGGACTTATCGAACTTAAACCCGAGGTATTCAACAGCACCAGCAACACCCTTAGAAGCAAATTCTGCCATGATTATTTTCCTTTCTAGCATATAGCTAGAGTTATAGATTAGTAGCTTAGGTTAAACTAGAATGCTCTAAGGCTATAGCTACTGAAAAGCCTAGCATTCTGAGAGGTAATTTAGAGTGCACCTCTCGGGGCACTATAGGTTGTTTAGGGGGGTCCCCACTTTATCAAGCCCTATAGGCCTGACCGTTTTACTGAGAGTAGTAGGCTTAGGGTACTTCTCTTTGATTGCAGAGATTGTGTCATACCAAATTTCAGTACCATATTGTTTGTCCCAATACAGCATGTCTAGCTGTTCAGAGATGGGAGGGTAGGCCGCCCTACGTTGCTTCACATAGCTAGGCTCAAACTCTGGCGTGATCACGCCGTCCTTGAGAACGTAGCCTTTGAGTGTCATCCCACTCGGCGGATCACAATCTTCAACTGGGTAGAACCCTTCAGCGAGCACCGCCTCCTCATCTTCGATCCAGTTCGACACGCCTGCGAAATCCCGCGGTGCAAAAAGAACTCCGCCGTCCTCTAGAATCTTTGCATATTTCTTAGTCATTACTTCCTCCTTCTTTGGCAATTAGCGACATATGTCGAAAATGGTGTTTCTTATTTTCGATTCTCTCAATGTGAGTTAGCATAGATTTTCGTTTCATAACAAGAGCTGTTACGCCGTCTACGCATGTAGCTACACAGAATCGCCCGAAATCGGCCGCGTAAACAATCACATCACCTTGATGAAATTCTGAGCCAAGAGGTAGCTCAATCATCCCGTTTGCCACAAGTCCTTCACAAATATACTGCTCTTCCATGCGAATGTCATAGTTGCGCGAAACCTCAACAAAGCGAGTATCTAAACCTACGACCTCCCGCAGATATTTGCTCGCAAGATGACAGCAATCAAATTGCTTTTCTCGCAAATAAATTCCCAAGAATTCATTCATATCACAGCTCCAGAATGCCTTTGCAAACACCTGCTAAATCAATGCTCTCACCAGGCTTTAAACTTAAAGGGATTTCACCAATGCTCGTAAAGGTCACACCATCTGATGACTCATATACTTTCCCCCCCGCATAGGGGATGGAGATTATTCGTTCACCACCGTCGATTGAAATAAAGACATGATCCACATTAGTGTCGACGATAGAGTTGTAAGGCTCGCCGTCAAACGTTGGCGAGACAACTGAAAAGGAGTCAAGATCGGTTACTTTTACGAAGTTGCTTGTGTCGTTTTCATGTAAAAGAACGAAGTCCTTTCCTGCGATGGGGTAGGCCGCCATTGAAATCGGGAGGTTTCGGTCTACCCACTGTACGCCGTCGGAAGATACTGAGCATCGAGTTGTGCTATCGTTTTCTGTGTAGGCTCCCGCCGTGATAATGAAAAACGAATCACAAGCGCCCAGATGCTTAGTGAAGCCAGCTTCTCTGTAACCGAGGACATTACTTTTACTCCACGAGATACCGTCATGCGACCTCATGACCACGCAATTACTGTCTCCTGTCCCACTAACTACGTAAAACACTCCATCTTTATACAATGGGGTTGAAACTTGGTCGCTTGAATGCCCAGACAACAAGCTCCAGTTTATAAAATCCGACGAGCTATATGCTTTACCCCCAGTTCGGTATCGCTCTGATCCGATACACAACTTGCCATTCGACGCAAAGCCAGACACATTGTTGTTTAAATCCGCTACAACAGAGTTTTCTTCCGCAATCCTTCCGCTCAAAACAGTTTCAAAGTTCAAGTCGTCATTAACTTTATAAATTACATCCTCGTATTCACTTTGACTCTGGTAATTGTTCGTGTAACTACCTTTGTAGGTATGCATCCAAACCAACGTCTGCCCATTCAAAACGGTCGATGCTAAATACGAGGCATTACTCTCCAACTTGGTAACTTTATAGGATCGAAAATCTCTTGTGTATAAAACGTAAGATTCCGTAGCGGCCAGCTTAGCTCCTGAATTATCCATAAAAATGAGATAACCATTTCCTGCCTTATCGTTTGACGTAATCAACCCTTTACTCCAAAGTCCCAACATTACGCCACCCCCTTCGGTACTGCGCCAGCGACCCAAGCATTGGCCGTAGGATCATAGTCAAAATAAAAATCGTACTGACCTGCCTCAATACTTGGTACTTTTTTATTGAAAAATCTACTAGTTCCCCAATTGATCGACGGAGTTCCAGTAACATTAACCATCACTTTAATTTGAGTGAACACACTAGTGTTACCCGCAGGAAGCGAGAACGTCGTATCGCCTGAAATATTCATTTTATGAATACGGTTGGCAGTCAAAGTTACTGTCCCTGACGTTTCCGAGATATCCAAAATTGAATGCCCAACGCCACCAGTTATAGTCCCTCCTGTTAGTGGCAAGCATCCTGTCTGAGACGGGGAAATATTACCGTCATCATTGGGAGCCTGTCCATTCACACTAAGGACGACTTTAGGCATGTCCGTAATCTGAGACACCGTATGAGTGTGAGAGCTGTTAGCTTTACCCTCCAACGCAGTGTTTACAGCCTGAAGATCCTTAGTGACCTCCGCTTCAAGACTACTAAGATCTGTAATACTAGCCTTAGCATCCAAGGCAGTCTGAAGGTTAGTCACATTGGCAATAGTGTGAGTATGTCCCGTAGGAGACTTACCTGCCAGAGCGGTGTCAAGCCCAGTAATCTGAGCCGTAGTGTGCGTATGCGAGGCATTAGCCTTCTTAGCAAGCTCTTCAGTCAGAGTATCTGTAGTGACATACCCAGAGAGCGTGCTATTCAGGTCGGTAATCTGAGCTACAGTATGAGTATGCTTAGTGTTAGCCTTACCTGCAAGACCCGTCTGAAGCTCATTCTTAGTAGCAAGACCACTAAGATCTTGCTCAGGAGGAGTACCAGTGATCTCACTATAAGCAATACTGTCCTTAGATGCAAGGGCACCTAGCGTAGGCTTGTTCTTGATGAACGCCTTCGAAGTAGACACAGTCTCATTCCAGTCAGCATTCACTTGACCACTAGCGGCCTGATTTGCATAGCCCTTAGCGAGATCAGCCTGCCTCTTAGCCTCAATCTCAGAAGCCTTAGCGTTCGTCTCAGAGGTACCTGCCGCAGTCTTAGAGAGAGCCGCATTGTCCTCAGAGAGCTTAGCCGCCTTGGCACTGTTACTTGCATTAGTAGCCTGAGTCGTAGCAGTACCCGCAGAAGCACTAGCATTCTTAGCACTGGCACCAGCCGCAGTAGCAGACTGGGAAGCACTAGTAGCACTATCTTCAGCCTCAGAAGCCTTAGTAGTAGCTAGAGTAGCCTGTTGAGTTGCTAGACTAACCTGCTCCTTAGCCTTAGTGACCTCTTGGACAGCCAAGGCAACCTGAGCCTTCGCTAGGTTAACCTGTTTAGTGCCCTCATTAGTAACTGCAGATACCTGCTGGTTACCTGTAGTCGTAACTCTAGTAACCTGCTTTCCCCCTTCACTAGTGATTTTATTAATTTCAGAGGTTGCGGTATCAGTGATTGATTTTACTTGTTTGGCACCTTCAGTCTTGACTTCTGCAAGAGTAGAAGCACTTGCATCAGCGCTATTCTTAGCTAAGGAAGCGCTCTCAGAGGCACTCACCTCAGAAGCCTTAGCGTTAGCCTCAGAGACCTTAGCGTTCCTCTCAGACACCTTAGCTTCATCAGCCTTTTGAGTAGCAATTACGGAATTCTCATAGACATTGCTCTCAGAGGTTTCAATATCGGTTTGAAGCTGTCGAGCCTCTTCAAGGATTGTTTGGTTCTCCGTCTTGACGGCATCAGCATGCTTAGCCGCAGATACTGCAGTACCCGCAGAAGCCTTAGCGGTGACTTCAGACTCCTTAGCATTAACTTCAGAAGCCTTAGCGTTCGTCTCAGAGACCTTAGCGGCATCCCTAGCGGCCTCAGCATCTAGCTTAGCCTGATAGGCACCCATAGCGTCATCTTTGTAGAACTTAAGGCTAACCGCATCGTTGTCGTCAATAGGATCACCAACATTCACAATGCGGTGCCCCCTAGCGTCCCAATTGCCTTCCTTGTCTACAATGAGTGCATCATTGATGATGTCTCTACCTTCTTCAGCAATATGGATAGTCTGAATTGCAGACGCATCAAGGTCTTTAGCCTTTAGAACCGAAGCATCCTTAAAGGACACAATACGGTCAGTAGCAGACGTATATCTGCGAATAATGATTTCAGTACCACTAGCGGGAGCTGTATTGAATCTAATGGTAGTCTTATCTACAAAGAAGTAGTCTTTAGTGGTGTCACCGTAGTCACCCCCAAGTTTCTCTCGGGAGTCTACGGTGACTTTCACAAACTTCTTTGCTAGATAATCAAAGGGCACATTGAAGTCTGTAGTAGACCCATTGCCCTGATAGTTAGCAATAGTAGAAGCCATTGTTTTAGTTATTCATCCTTATCGGATAGAGTGTTATAAAGACCCCACTTAAGGAATGGGATGTTCGTGGAATTACGGATAGCTCTTACAGCTTTCTCTTTTTGATTCTCTAGTTGCTCATCGGTGAAATTTTCATCACCTGTCATACGAGCTACATTAGCAGAGTACCCTGCAATGTCCATGAAAGACTTGATGGTAGAGTATGCAGGAGCCAAGTCTCTAAACCACTTGTCAACGTCAAAGCCCCCATATAGCTCATCCCGTTCTTTCTGAGTGGAGAAGCCTTCAGTGGTGGTCTTAACGTCAGTGTTAATACCAAGGGTGTTTAGTGCCAAAGACGGGGCTGCAAAGACGCTAGACCGCATAACACCGTTAACACCAGCCTGAAAAACAGTGTCTAAAGTGAGTCCTTCTTCAGGGTCATACTTTAGAGTCTTCTTAAGGTACTCCTTTCGTTGTTCCTCGTTCATACCTGTGGTGTTAATAAGGGTGTTAGTCAGTGCACCCAAGGTACCCAGTGCGGTAGACAAGAAGATACTATAGGCTTGTCCAAGGGCATCGCCCTCAGCCATTCTACCTAGAATTTTCTTAAGTCTCTTATCGTAGGATCTAAGAGCGAACGTCTTAAACTGCAATAGCAACTGCATAAACGGATTCTTTTGGGCACCCTCCCAAAGGAAAGTGTCACCCAAGGTATTCTTCTGGATTACCTCATGAGCAACATAGTCGCCCATACGTCTAAGAGTTGCAAGAGCGACAGGATCCTTAGAGAGGATAGCATCAAGGTTATCAATAGTGATTTCCTTGTTCTTACCTACGGTAGTGGATTCCTTAAGGATCTTCAGTAGATTATCAAAGTTCTCCTGAGAGATCCCGTTGCGTTGCATAAGCTCCTTATTAAGGAAGCCCTTCTTGGAGATAGACTTGTTATGAGCGTACTGAATAAGCTCACCCAAGAACATACCTTGAGAAGCCTCAACGATAGAGTTCTCGGTATTCTGAATGAACTTAGTAAACGGAGAAGCCTGAGCAAGAGTATCGGTCGCCGCAACAAGAATAGACTTAGCCTTATCGCCATTGAACCTACGTAGTTGCTTCTCAAAAGACTCCGTAGCAATGTCTCTAAGTAGACCAGTCTCTCTTACGGACATACCAAAGATAAGAGACTGAGCCTGTCTAAGCTCTTTGTTGGTCATGCCATTCTTAGCCCAATTATCAAAGAAATCTCTAACAAGAGGGACACCCTTAAAGAAATGCAGGGCACCATAGTGCTTGATTGCTTCACCCTGTTCAAAGAGGTTTGCCATACCCATCATAGCATTCTTAGAGAAGAACGTAAGGTTTCTGACAACATCCGCCATAGCCCCAAGCCAAGAGCTATTGACATCAGACATGCTATGGTGCTTATTGTAGATCATGTTGATAAGTTGTTCCTGAGCTTGTGCAAACTTCTTAGCGTCAACCCTACCACCTACGGCAGAATTAACCTCCTCAGACCACATCTTACCCAGCATACTCTCAAAGTCGCCCAAGTTCTCACACCCGTAACTAAGGAGGATATTGTCACCAATAACCTTGTTATGGTGCATACGGACAGCCTCAAGAGGATCTCTACGCATCTTGTCGATAGACAAACCGCTACGGGTAGTGACAGAGGTATCCCAAGGGATTCTAGTCACCTCGGGGTCGTACTTAATGTTTGCAATGTTACCATCAGTGATGATAGCCCTACCCATGGAAGTACCTTGGTCAATCCAACCAAGAGCATCCTCCCTAGCTTCTTTCTGCATCCATTCAAGCACATCTACCCAGTCAGGCTCATCAGGTAGAGGCTCAAGATTATCCTCAAACTTCTCCTGCCTAACCATGTCCTGAGCCTTGTGTTGCTGTCTCTGGACTTCGCTAACCTCTCGTTCCTTAGCCTTGATCTTATCTGCAGTTTCTTTCTCTACAGCTTCGATCTTCTCAATAATAGAGTCTCTATCCTTAACGAGTTTCTTCTCAAGTTCCTTAAGTCTCTCGGATTCTCTCTTCTGGATATTCTCTACTCTAGATTCGTAGGATGCCTTCTTGTTTTCTAAGGTATTCTTAAGTCTCTGCTCTTCTGCCTCTACGGCCTCAAGGAGAGCTTCCTTCTTAGCTTCTTTAGCCTTAAGGGCGTTCTCTTTGAGTTTCTTAGCTCTCTCTACAAGGGTAGTGCTTACGTACTTGTCATACCTCTTCTGTGCGGCATTAGCTTGCCCTTCGGTCTCAGCCTTAGACTTAGCCAACTCTTTCTTTAGTTCAGCTTCTTTTCTAAGTCTCTCAATCTCTTTGTTGATTTCGGCATCAATGTCGGCATCAGAGGTTTTATCGAGTTTATTGTACTCTTTCTCTAGCTCTTTGGTTTTCTTCTCAGATTTAGCCTTAGCTTCCTTAACAGCATTATTGTAGTCAGCTTCAGCCTTCTCAAGGTCATTAGAGATATCCTCAGAGATCTTATTCTTAGCCTTGTTGTAAGCAGGTTCTAGCTCATTGTATTTATCAGCTAGATTGTCACCTCTAACATCACCTCTTTCTTGGATACGCTCAATACTTCTTGATGCTTGAGCGGCCTTGTCAGAAATAATCTTATTGGAAGCCTTAGCTACCTTTTGGTACTTGATGTCCTTTTTCTTGTCTTGCTCGGCAATCTGTGCTTCTCTTTCTGCCTTGAGCTTATCGTAGACATTCTTCTTGTAGTAGTCAAGGATTCTCTGTCTTACTTCGGGCTTAGCGAGTGCACCATCAACAAGAGCGTGCGAAAGCTCATCAACAAGTCTCTCTACCTGAGGCCCTCTAGGGAGATTAGGATCAAACAGGTCACCAACCTTTCTAGGATCACTTACTCTAGGGACATAACCACCCCTCTGGCCAGTCTTAGAGGTTTTCTGAAGGAAATCCTTAGTAGACTCTACGATCTTACTGAACTCTTCATTACCTACAAACTTGGGAGGGGTTACACCGTTCTCAATAGCCTGACAAATAGCTAGATTGATTTCTGCATCATCATGCCCCAGCTTTCTGAGGTTATTGAAGCTATCTCTATAGCCAGACTCAAAGTTCTCAAAGTCAATCTGAGCGGCTCTTAGCTTCTCCTCTACAGTCTGCCCTTGGAATCTAGTTGCATAATGAACACCGTTCTCGTCAACATAACCAGAACCTCGGTCTACAAAGACAGACTCACAGAACTTTCTAAAGTTAGTAGACTCAAGAGCCTGAAAGACACCCTTAGTGGACACAAGGGGAACTCTTCGTTCGATGTTGTCAAGAAGGTTGTTCAAGGACGTAGCTACCTTAGTGGATCCTCCAATACCATCAAAGACCTCAGAGGGAAGATCCTTACCTGCCTCCTGATATTCCCTGATGATTTTGGCTCTACGAGCAGTATCGCCTACATAGTGTCCACCCTTACCTAGACCCTTGAATGCAAACTCAATACCTGCACCAAACATGGCACCAACAAGCATGTCTTCCATGAGGTCATGTTCTGCACCAGACACATAGGTATCAATCTGATTAGACACAGCGCCCAAAGCGGCACCTGTGAGCACCCTACCTGCCATACCATACGCACCAAGTGCGGGGACATAAGACAAAGGATCTACAACAGCGCTACCAATAGAAGAAGTAATCGAAGAGAACCAACCGGCTTTAGCTTCAGCCTGTCTATACTTGATTACTTCATCATTAATCTTAAGTCTTTCTTCGACATCCTCCATCGAAGTAGCACCATTGAGTACAGCATAGTACCTATCCATGTTGTACCCTACCTTGCCTAGGATTTCCCCCCTTTGTTCATCTGTAGGGGCAAACTGTTCACCAAAGATGCTCCCGTCAGCAAAGGACATCCTAAGGTATGTAGGGACATAACCGTGCTTCAAGCCACCCGTAAAACCGACCTGAGGCTCATCCGATGTATCCTGAGAAGGGTCATAGACATAACGATTGTCAGCCCAACGCTTTGAGCGAAAACTGATACCGAGAAGTCTACTCCTAGTAGTATTGACAAGAGCCGCCCTTACAGCATCCTCATCAATAGGATCCTTGATAAAGGGCTTGATCTCCTTAGATGCCTCAGGCAAATCAAGGTTGGTAAATACAGGCTTCCTGTCAATCAAGGAATCCTCAGAAGGAGCCGAGGATTTCTCAATATTCGGATTAACTGTTGGGACATCTTCATCTACCTTCTGTTCCCCCCACCTGTCATCATCACCGATGGTGTCAATGTAATTCCAAGTTTCCTTAGGAAGCTTTTTATAGTTCCCCTTAAGGTAATTCTTCATTGCGGCAGTGCCACCGTTGTACATAGCCAATGCCGCATATTGATTGCCCTTAGCGTACTTAAGGTTATCCTTCATAATACGGCCTGCAAGGTCGATGTTAAAGAAGGGATCCTTAAGGGTACTAAGGTCGGTCACACCATAAGCATTTGCAGTTTTAGGCATGATCTGACCAACACCCATAGCACCTGCACGAGACACAGCGTTAGGGTTAAATCGTGATTCTTGATACAGCTGTCGCCTGAATAGGGTATGGTTCAAACCGTATCTCTCAGCAGTATCCTTAATGATACCATCATAGGGATGCTCCGTATTCTCGAAGTCACCCCAAGCACTACGTCTAGGATTCATTAGTCAGTTCCACTATTTAGTTTAGAAAGTCTATCAAAGACAGTTGCGTTCATTTCCTTTTCAAGTTCCTTAGCCTTTCTTTCAGCGGCCTTGTCAAGGGTACGTTGGATGTCCTCAGTCGTATAAGACTTGACGTAGTTATACGTCCCCCTCTCATACACAACAAGTCTTCCAAGTTCTTCGTTATAGTCTACGGAGTATTTGGAGTCATCCCCATAGTCAAACTCCTCTCTAAAGAGCTCCTTAGCCATCTTAGGATCAGCATTACCGTAAGCTCTAGAGGTGAACACTCTAGCAGGGACACTAGTGCCTAGGAGAGTCACGTACTGATTTCTATAGACATCCTTAGCCAACTCTATGGCTCTACTAGGAGTCTCACCAGAGCCTACAAATCTGCAGGCCATGTTATATATGAAGTCTTTACCTGTTTGGTCAATCTCGGTACCAATAACCTTAGAGATCTCAGTTACACCAGTGTTAACCTTGATTCTAAGACCCTCAATCTTTGCTCTTCCCTTAGGGTCAGCCTTGAGTTTTTCAAAGCCTGCGGTTCTCTTTACTACATCTTCCCAAGACCTACCACCTTCCATTAGAAGAATAGCGCCATGGATAGACTCAGTGAAACCCTTGGTACTACCAGTAGCATACAAGAAAGCCTGAGGATCAGTACGGTACAGCTCAATCATCTGAGTGATCTCCTCAGGAGGCTCCTTAGGAATAGTCTCAGGCTTCATCCCACTATTGAGATAGTCAGCTGTAATGCCAGTCAGCTTCTCACTAGCCGCTTCAGCCTTGTCCTTGAAATAACGTCTCGCAGGATTGTCCCTAAAGGGAACAGAAGAGTTCTTAGCAATCCCTAGAACACCCTCAGTAGTAAGTTCACCGCTCTCAATCATATCGTCAAGGGCAACATTTAGATCGTCTGAAGAGATATCAGAAGAGTCACTACTCTTAAGCTCCTTTCCGAGTGACGCATCCTTTAGAAACTTCTTAGCGAGGTTTTTCTTGATAAGAGCCTTTTGTTCCTGTTGAGCCTTTACAGCAGTGGATCTCAAGGCACTTCTTTGGACTTCTCTAGCCCTGTCTACAGCCTTTTCGATGTCCTTTACTCTGTCCGTAAGGATGTTACCATTAGCTTCCAGTTCACTGTCTCTAATGGCCTCAAGCACAGAAAGCTCACCACTATCTGCTAGATTATCAAGACCATTCTGATAGTTAAGATATGCCTTCGTGTCTCTCTTATACTTATAGTTATAAGCCTTAATAAGGGAAGTCTTATAACCGTCTTCGCCGAGGTATTCCCTAAGGGTTACGCCATTAGCAAACGGTAGATCCTTAGAGTCTGCAAGTTGCTGTAGAGTAAAGAAACCTTCAGGACTGTTCTCAAGAGAACTGATGACACTAGTCCACAGCTTATTTTGATGCTCGGGATCAAGGAACCTACCAACAGTAAGGTCCATCTCACTAAGGGCACTGACAAGTGCTACAGCATCACCACCATTCTGGATGATTGCATGAACCTTAGCAGATTCGGTGATGAACATGTCCTGAACGTTAAACTTATGCTCAACTTCTTTCTGACGCGTCATCATCTTGATGCGTTCTGCAGGGGAGTTCGCAAAGACACCCCTGTTAAAGAACACATCCTCAGAGCTATAACCAAACTGTTTGGCTACATCAGACACATTCTCACGCATGAACTTAAAGAACTCAGCGTCAACCTCTTCGGGAGCCTTTCCTTTAAATTCATTAGTGTCTACTCTTCGCTGGAAGTCCTCAGAGATATACTGAAACAGCATCTGACCATGAGACTCTTTAAGTCTAGCCATTGCAAGAGGGTCATCTTGGAACGGTACAAGACCCTTGGTCATCTCCTCACGGTACTGCTCAAGAGAATGTGACTTAAGGTAATCATCGGCTAACTTATATGACAACTCCTTCTTAGCTTCAAAACCACCTTTAACAGCCTTAGCAACGTCCTTAAAGCACTCAAGCCAATTGTCTGCTTCTGGGATAGTTACATTATTTTCGTTAATAGAAATTGTAGCAGGCTTAGCCGTACCTAGTTTATCCAAAGCAGAGTTGAAATATCTCCATTGTCCCCACTGATTGGCAATTGAAGAATTACCGTCTGAATTTTTATAAGCCATTAGTAAAAGTAACCTCCTCGTTCTCTAGGGGTAATGTTAGAGTTGTAATAGTTAGCCCATTGCTGTACAAAGTCAACATAGGGCTTATACTGTTGGTAATTAGCCATTACGTTACCAAGTAAGCTACCACCAGTATTGGACGCAATAGACGCACTAGAGGATGCTCCGCTCATACCCGTAGATGCAAGCAGACCTCCTCCTCCAAGGGCCGCCAACGATCCAGTAGATGCACCTGCGGCCCCTGCACCAGTAACCGTAGGAGCGGCACTACTGATAGCATCAACACCAATATTAGCCGCTAACATACCGCCCGTTTGACCACCTGCGGCACCCCCAAGAGCACCACCAACGGCACTACCAATACCTGCAGTAGCGGCACCCATAGCGGCACCAGTGATCGCACCGTTAAGGAACTGTTGGAAAGCCCTAGAGCCTCCAATAAGGTTATTGTTAAGGTTATCCCTAGCTTGCTCAACGGATGCCTTAGTCTGGATGTAAAGGGCGTCCTTCTGGAACCTTACATTCCACACATCATTGAGGTAGGCTTCTTTAGTTGCCGTCTCTTGTCTCAGAGTCTGCCCTCTAACTGTCTGCTTAATCTTATCTTGAGATCTACCGTCAAGACCTGTCTCAGCAATAGCCGCCTCAATCTGTGAGTTGTTCTGATAGGCATTAAGAGACAAAGAAAACAACTCCCCTAGGGCAGAGTCGTACATGGACCTTTCTTGCCTGTCAAGTGATGCCTGATTGTAGTTATAGTTTAGTTGCAAGTAGTGCATCTGCTTCTTGAAGGCTTTCACCATACTACGGTTCTGCTTAGAGATACCGTGTAGAGAACTGCCACCACCAACTACTGCACCAACAGCGGCACCAACACCGATTACGACACCACTCATTCTTTAATCAATTCCTTTCTATTAGTTGTTAATAGCATCCACTCTGGAGTAAACTCTTTCTCACATTCCCTTAGGTCAACATTATCAGTTCTAAAGCACATCGTAATGTGCGTGTCTTCAAGTGCCCTAAAGGCTTGCCTACGACCACTCTCAGCCTTAATGACGTTGTAACCCTTAAGCCTCCCTACAGTATTCCCTAGGGTAACATAACAATCCCCACTAACAATTACAGTAGTAGGGATCTGGATGAAAGCTCCAATAATAGCTACATCCTTAGGGATAAAACAGGTTCTGTAATACACCCCTTCATAAACAAAGTGGTCAATGGGGATCTCAACCTCATTACAGACACAACTCTCCATAGCATGGATTGCAATGTCGCAAAGCAAATTGTTCTGCTCAGGAGTTAAGGGTTTCAACTTCATACGCTACTATTCCTTCTAATGTAAAGACCTTCCCAACCACCAGAAATAAGGTTAACAGGTTGGACGTTATCGGAGCATACAGTAATGACTACTTCATCATTATTGTCTTGGATCGGGAACTTAAACTTACCCGTGTAAACCTTGTTAGCACCCAAGATAGTCGGGGATTCGCCAAGGTTCCTGCCAGTAAACCTATACTTAAAGTGCTTATCCTTAAGGTCGTTATTGACCTTACATTCAAATACACCAGAGTTACTATAGTTAAACCAGAAGTACCTAAGCTGTAGTCTACCTTCAATCTCGGAGATAACACCGCCAGTATCCGTATTCCTCTTAATGGCCTGCTTAGAGAGAGTTACACAGAATTTGTAGGTAAGACCCACAAACACCTCAACACCCCTCATGTCCCCTTGGAGTCTAAAGACACCATTGGAATCCCAGTCGGCAACCTCAGTAACGTAACCGTCTTTAGTGACAATGAAATACTTATGATCCTTAGTAGACGGGATAGCACCGTAGATGTCCTTAAGAGATACCTCAGTGTAATCCTCATAGTCACTGTACTTGTTTGACTGAGGAATCGTGTATTTCTTCTTACGGTCCATAAAGAGCCTAGTGGGCTCATCAGAGAAGTCAACGGCATTACCTGTCAGCAAGGCTTTCTCTAGATAAAGACCATTCGGAGAGTTGATGAGAAGATAAATCTCTGAGTCAACAAACTCCGCTAGGAGAACCTCAGAATTCTTGTTTGCAAATTCCCACTTGAACCAAGCCTGTTGCTCACTAGTGGCGTTAACAAGAATAAACTTATAACAATATACGGTATTGGGAGTAGTAGAAGAGATAGCCGTAACTACATTCTCCGTGGTGTTCCCAGAGAGTCTTGTGATGCCCTTAGGGATGTACGTAGGCACATGTGCGGCTACGTCTTCAGCATCCTTTAGGTCAGCTACGTCCTGCAAGGAGTAGTAGCGCATCAGGGAGCAGTAGTTTACTCGATCATTTACAAAGAAGATCGAAGGACCAATAGAGATAGGTTGGACGTTCGTATCGTAGTCAAAGTTAGTGATTTGGTCACATTTGACACTCTTAGGAGTCATGACGCCATCACTAGACAAGACAAACTGACCTTCGCGGGAGAACAACATAAGCTCTCTAGCAAAGGGAACAGCATGAGTCAGGATGGCAACCTTATTCGAGGAGACAGAAACGTCAATAGGGTCAGTGTCCGCAATAGCCGCAGAGGACTTAAACCAGAAATTAAAGAAGTCATTGGTTGCACTAAGGATAATGGACTCATCCGAGATTACCCCTAGGCGATTACGGTAGAAGAAGATGTCATTGATCTTCCTACCAATAAACGAAGGATCAGGGTTAGTGTCTTCATTACCTGCACCTCTATCAACCCACGGGAGCTTCTTAAGAAGAAAACTTCCATCCTCCTGCCTAACAATAGCATGAGGCATATTCTTAGGGTTAATCTTAGTGGGAATCTTAGGTGCTACAGTTTCCTTCCACACCTTATGTTTGTCATCCCACTTTACATAGAAGTCATCATCTTCGGAATTCTTTTCCCCAGACACCTGCATGATGTAACCATCAGGTGCAATCGGAGGGAGCTTATTAACAGCTGTAACCTTACCAATGTAGGCAATAGCGTTCTGGTTACCAAAGCCGTCCTTAACGAGGACATTGGGAGGATCCCAACCAGACTTAGACTGAATCGTAATAACAGAGTCACCTACTAGGCCTACGTTATAGGAGCTCATGCTTCCACTAGACCTAGAGTAACCCATAGACGATCTACCACCCACCTGATTCAAAAGGTCATCATAGGTGCCGCCAACGTCAGGATCATCACCATCAGGTTTCTTACCGGTCTTAAGGAGGGAATACAATGCTCTTGCAATAAAGGCAGTAGTAGTCTGAACAGCTTGCTTAGCTTCACCACCATCAGGGGTAATAACGCCACACATATACTTACCTTCGACATAAATGGCGTAAGTCTTAGCATACTGAGCATTCTTGATGTACACTAGAGCAGTATCCTTTTTACCCGCTGGGGAGTCACCCTCTACAGCGTCTACCTCCTTCTCAGTGTTCAAGACAAAGGTGTAGTCAGCAACAGTAACTGCCTTTAGTTTGCCCCTAGGGTCACTAGTGGTGATGTACTTTTTGGACTCGTCATCTTCAAACTTGCAAGTCTTAGGCACACCATTAAGATCAAAAATCTGGTATTCCCCAGACCCCATCTGGAGAATGTACTTTTCCTGTTCGTCTCTATTGATTACATGATACTTCTTCTTTGTAGCATCAACACGGTCGGACAAGCGTTTGACTGCAAGAGTCGGAGGTCTCTTTTGGAGACCCTCAACTTCATTAGGGAACCCGTTGATAAGCTCAGTTACCTGATCGGGGAATCTGATGATGTCAGGTTGTTGAGAGACACCACCTTTGAATGAATGGATGCTTTGAGATACTAGAGGCATGTTTAGCTCCTCTGAATCTGTTGGCTAATGAACTGGTCACCATTGAGGATGTTGTAATTACCATCCGTAAGTTCATAGTCTACAATGTCTGCATAAGCCGCACTCTCTTCCAATTGAAGATGTGCATCAATATCAGCAGAGGTAAGGTACCTCATCTGAAATACTCTACTGGCTCTAACAGTAATATACTTTCTGAAGACCTGAGGAAGCTCCTCAAAAGGGAGCTCCCTGACAAGTTCATCCAGAGTAATGCCTTCAGGGAACTCTAGAGCCCCTGAATCAAGATCATAAAAATAGCCTTCTCTGCTTACGAACTTATAGCTAGTAGAGACAGCCCTAAGGAAGTCTCTACCGTAAGCAACTTTGTTAGTAAAAGAGTCAGGCTTCAAGGTAACACTGGTGAGAGTGTTAAAGCTGTAACCCCTAGACTGGATCTCTTGACTGACAGCCTTAAGGATTCTTACAGCATTCAGAACATCCACATTAGCATCATCCTCAAGAGAATTAACAGGACTAGAGCCTACGGATGACAAAATTTCATTCACTGCATCAAGTTCAGTGCTAGGAGTGACAATCATTATTCTTCCTTGTTGTTATTCTTTTCGACGGTTCTTCGAGGCTTAACAGGCTTTGCAGTTGCACTAAGGAGACCCAGTTCCTGAGCCTCCTCGGGGGTAAGCTGGTACCCCCACTTGTGCACCTGACAGAAGTAAGTAGTCTCGTAAGCCTTCTTTACTTCTTCAATGGTCATCTATTATTCTTCCTGAGCGGCCTTAACAAAGATACCAACGGCTTCAGGACGAAGACCACCGTGTCCCATCGCGTACTTCGCAATGATCTGGTCAGCCTGATATTCAGCACGGCGAGCACGTTCCATAGCAAGATCCTTCAGCTTAACCGTACCAACAGCGGAGCGGTGGAACACGATACCCTGAAGACCCGCAGTCTTGATCTTAGCGTTGAGAGCATGCTTGCCATCAATACCGTCATTCAGGAGGTGCGGAACTTCAATGACTTCAAAGCCGCAAATCGTCTGGAGCTTACCCGTGTTCGGGTCAAAGAGAGCGTGGTAGTTAGCGGCATCGGGCATGAGAGCCTTCATCACAGCAGAGTAACCTTCAGGCGTGAGAAGGCAATAGCGGTCACCCTGCGGGACATAGTTCTTCGTCATCTGAGCACGAGCCGCAAGGAGACCCTCAAGGATCTTATTGCCATACGTAGCTTCCTGCGTAACATCAAGACCCGTAACGAATTCAAAGGCCTTACCCGTACCGAGAACCTTGTCAGCGCCCGTACCATTGTCGGGAATATTACCATCCTTGAACGTAGCGTCCTTAGCGGCCTCATTGGCAAGCTCATTGATAATAGCACAGTCAGCGCCCATAGCGAGAGCTTCACCAAGCTGACGGGAATACTCAACTCGAACGTCATAATGGTTCATCGCATCGTCGATATCCGTGATAAGGCAGTCAGCCGTAAGGAGACCGTCAATGGCGATGACACGTTCATTGTGTTCCATCTTCTTACGCTGGTCATCAAGGGAGTTACCCGGAGCAAGATACTTAGCACGGGTACGACCCATCACAGCGAACGAGGCACTCTTCAATGCCTCACGTTTCACATAGACGTTACTCTATGCTCCAAATAGGATGCTGTGGAATCCTATTCAGCATACGGTTTCCCGTATGTTCAGACTATATCTTAACAATTGTTCCCATGCCCTTCCAAATATCGGATAGCACTTTCTAATCTATAAGGAGAGTCCTTAAGAAGACCTATTGCAGTATTACACTGCATGCAAAGAATTCCTCGTAGTTTACCTGTCTTGTGGTCGTGGTCTGCCGCAGGTTTTGTATAGCGTGAACTGCCAAGCTCACACCCACAAATAGCACATTTACCGCCTTGCAAGATCCAAGCCCTTTCGTAGGCTTCAGAAGACCATCCAGTAGCATTAAGACGGATCTTAGCTTTCACACATTCTTTACACGAGTTTCGAATACTAATGTATTCTTCACCATTCTTTTGCTTGTCCTTGCGAATATAGAAGTCATCTACGGGTTTCTTCTGTCCGCAAGTAGCACAAATCTTCCAGCCTCTTTCGAGAGCTTCTTTAATATTTTTACGCAATTGTTGTTCCCATTTCGAGTACCACTTGGTACCCTACGTTATAAAACTAGTCGTTGAACCTTCCCTTCTTTCGATAGGGCTTGGCTTCTGATTGGCGTAGGAATTACCCCTTAGCTTTCCAGAAGTTAAAGAACTTTAGGCACAGCAAGACTTAACCGTGCGAGATCGTTCGAACCTGATGACGAGACATCATAACGGAGGTGCGGGAGAAAGCAGTCAGAACTTCACCCGTGAAGACCTTCATAAAGAGTGCATCACGATCGCCCGCAGATAGAGCCTGACCAGGATTAGAAATACCAGTAGCAGCAAGAGCAGCCATTTTTAATTATTTTCCTTTTGAAAAATTATAAGATTGTTGTTATTGAATAAAATTAGACACTAGTGGCCCACATTCTCTGTTCGACCTGTCGGGTGTATTCAGGATCCCTGCCATAGCGCTTATCGCTCATAGCCTCGATCACTTCAGATTTGTTTGCAAACCCCTTAGGACGATTCACAGGAGTGGCCGTACCGCCATGAATAGACTTATTAGCAGTACCCATCTTGGAAGTCATCTTAGACTTCATGCCTTCAAGCATGAGGGAAACAGCTTCCAGATTATTGTTGTCGATTGCTCTGTTAAAGGAGTCAATCGTCTTCTGAGGGAGATTCTTGGATGCCCAATCGACAATACGATTGTACTCCTTAGTACCCCCTACGGAATCATAAACAGCTTCAGTGAAGCGAGATTCAAGAGCCTTTCGACTCTCAATGAAACCCTCGATAACCTCAGAAGGATAACCTGCCTTCTCAAGTTCAGCAACGGTTTCATCAGAGAGCTTACCGCTCTCCTGATATTCTCGGACAGCCTTATTGAAGTCAACACCCTTTTCCTTAAGGGAGGTCTTCACGGCATCAATAGCCTTTTCGTGCTTGTCTACTTCTTCCTGAAGATTCTCTTGATCTTCATTTCGATCATGAACAGCCACATCATCAGCGTGACCTTCAGTTCCATTAGCTTGTTCTTCATTATGTTCTTCCCCCGACTTTTCGTTCTGAAGAAGGGGGTCTCCAATATCAGGGTCAACCTCAACCTGAGTCGTAGAAGACTCAATGATCTCGATACCCTGTGCTTCAGCCTCCTCAGTGAGAGACTGAGGTTCATTAAAGTCAGTCATTAGTTATCCTTTAGTTATTCAGGTGCCTGCTGTGCTAGTGTTCTAGCTTGCTAGCTGTGCTTCATTGACAGCCATCTGTGCACCTGCGTCAATACCCTGTTGCTGGGCATACTGTTCCATAGCGGCCTGCTGTTCTGCCTGAAGTTCTTCAGGAGTCTTAACTAGACCCGTAGCGTCAATATGAGCCGCCGCAAAGATCCTAGTAGCAAGATTGCCGACATTAAGAGCCTGCATAAACTCAGGGAACTGTTGCATCAACTGCAAAGCCTGAGCTAGATTATTAAGATCCTGTCCTCGACCAAGGGCATCAATACCCGTGATGATGGTAGGTTCAATCTCTGCAATACTCTCGTCAACCACAGGGAGCAAACCCTGAGATTGCATCTGATTGTAGATACAGGCAACAATAGGAAGCTGTAGCTCCTGAGACAGGAGAGAATAGACACCGCCTAGGGTATCCTCTAGCTCACCCGCAACGTACCTAATCTCTTCTGCGGTAACTCTGTCTCTACCCATAGCACCACTCTGGACTGCAGAGTTCAAGAGGAACGCATAAGACAAACGAGACTCAATCTGTTGAGCAGTAGTGAGTACCGTCTGCATATCCATGCTCTTATTGAGTTGCATGGGAACAACGTCCTCCATACGACCCCTAACAAAAGCACCGTTCTCCGCCTTAGACAAAGCCCTGATGTTGGTCTGACAAGCAGGAGACACGAGGTAGAGAACCTTAGAGGCAATCATAGAGATATCCACAATGCTCTTAGAAAGGTTCTCAAGAGAGACAAGGTCACCTAGGTAATCCTCAACAAAGGATCTACCGTAGTGCTCGCCGTCCTTCTTGTTGAATCTAAGAGGAATCCAAGGACTCTTGTTTGCAGGATAAGTCTGCTCACTACCTGCGACAGGCTCGCCTTCAATCTCCTGATAGGATTCCCACTGATAGGTGTCGCCACTAGCTACTCGGTAAATGTGAGTATAGATGTCGACCTTTTCGTTGATAGTCGGTTCACCAGAATCTGGGAGAACAGACTGCATGGAATCAGGAAGACTACCGCGGGAAACAGTGTCCTTAGCAACAATCTGAAGGACATTGCCAATAGTGTCTCTCTGAACAGTGTACTCACGAAGAGTGTAGCACCTCATACCACCTTCAGCAGGAGGTAGGAACAGAAGTGCATTGCCTGCAATGATAAGTTGCTTAATAGCTTCAAACAGAGTCGGTCTAAGAGACTGAGACTCCATATACTTAATCATCTGTTGTTCCATCATGGACAAACCGTATTCGATATTGTCCTTCATCTGGTCATCAGCAGACTCATTAAGAGCTACCGTAGACTCCGAGTCCAACCCCAGTCTAAAGAAAGGTTGATTAGGAGGCAACAGAGAAAGAAGAAGTTTAGAGGCAAGATTATTAAGACCCCTAGCACCCACAGAATTGTAAGGAGTGGAATAGTTAGTACCACCATCATCAGACTCCTTAGGAAAGAGCATAGGGATCGTGTAGGTCGCACACTTTTCTGCTCTCTGAGTGTATGGGTCTCTGTCTGTCGTGAGTTTGTCATAGGTCGTCTTAGCTCCTTCAAGAGGGATATTACCTGCCTGATGTTCAGCACTAGCCATACCACATATCCCTCATGTTAGACAAGGTTACGGCCTGCACCTGCAGACACTTCAGCATTCCCCGCCTTCTTGATTCTAAGTCCCTTCTTGCCCTTACGGAGCTGGACCTTTTCGGTTTCTTTCTTCTTCTCAGCTTCACCCTCAGTGTTCGTAAGCTCAAGCTCAGGAGCAGGCGTAGGAGCCTCAGGGGCACCACCACCACCACCACCACCTCGGTAAGCACCAAAAGATGCGACCTTTACAACCTTCTTAAAAGCCTTCTTAAGGGAACCAAATCCCATTATTAAATTTCCTTGTAAAAAGTTTTGTATGAAGAGTAACCCAAGTGTTTCTCAAAAGTATTTTCCAACACCTTGTTGCTGAGCGTATTGGCATTAGAGAAGGCTAGGAGTTTTACGTCAATACCTGCTCTCTTTTCAAGCACATAAGCCATTGCTCTAGACAAACCCAAACCCTTTTGGAAAGCTACAGAACACTCTTCATTTAGAAAAGTTACTCCCTCAGGTGCATACCAAGGTCTCCCCCTAGACACTAGGGATGCACCCGAGAGAGCATTTTCTTTGTTATAGAAAACAAGGATGATGAAGTCTTCAAATTCACCACTAATGACACCCTTAAGAAACCTACGTACTACACGTACATCAGCATATTTCTTAATGAAAGGGAGGGAGTCAGGGTCATCTTTGATTATCTTTGCACCCTTGTCAATGATCTGTTCTAGGATGTCTCCATCACTGGGCTGTAAGACACCAATCCTAGATACGTTACTTAGGGATGTTAGTCCCTCTTCCAGAACCCACATAGTCAATCCTCAGAGCCTTCTTGCCCTTGTTCTTCTTGTGTTCTGCAGTTTCTTCAGCACCCATTTCAGGAGCCTCAGGTTCGAGCACAGGTTGCTCAATGGCAGGAGCCTGAACCTTAACTTCGGGAACCTTAGGTTTACTAAAGAGTCCACCCATTAATTATCTCCATTCTGTTTATCGTGTTTATGTCTAAGGTAGGTAACAACCTGCTGAATACCTAGAAGAGTCTCATTACTCTTTTCATACCAAATCATCTTTCGAATGTCAAAGACATCCTCAAGTTTCTCAATGAGATCCTTAGGAACATAAGGAAACTCTTCTTCCTCAACAACGTTGTTTTCTTCTACTTCTTTGTTCATGTCTTCCTCCTACCTAGGACTATTGATTTAATTAAAAATAGCCCTAGGGGTATTAGTATTGATTAAAAGGGGTTGTACTTCTTAGGTAGACCCTCAGATTCACTTAAAGGGTAATCTTCATAGTGCAAGATTCTAGCCATTGTTGCCTCTCTAATGGCATCCTCTTCAGTAAGACCCTGAGACTTGAAGGCTTTCAAAACCTCAGGCCACCATTCAGAATCAGGGTGCCCATTAAGGAGCTTATTGGCTTTCACAGGGCCATAAGTGGGACATCCCTTATAGCCGTCTGTAACGTCCCCTACTAGGGTCTGGTAGCACAGCCATTTCTTGGAGTCCTTCTCAGTGATGTTATGCAAGACATCATTACCGAAATCATAAAAGTAACCGGGGATTGTCTTGAAATCCTTGTCCATAGACACTGAGACACAAATATCTTTATAGACAGGACTAGTGCAGTAGATACCCACAACATCATCAGCTTCAAGATACTTGACTGTATAAGAAGTGTAGGTTTCTTTAATCTTGTCTACTAGACCTTTGTAACAACAAGGTTTACGACTAGATCTCCTATTGGACTTATAGTCAGGATTGTAGGATTTCCTAAAGTTATCCTCATCGGAGAAACAGAATACATAGGTAATCTCTTCACCAATAAAATGCTTAGCCAGTTTTTCATCAATAGCAATAAGCATGTCGGTAAAGTAATCCCATGCGTCATCCACTTCGGCATGGCAAGTCCAAAGACCATCACCCCAGTCGATGTCCTTCTGGACAGCAGAGGATGCCTTAAAGGCTAGAATGTCACCGTCTACAAAAGCATACCGCATTATTCACAAGCCTTAAGAATAGCATATGCCTTACAAGTGAGCTTCCAATAATTAGTGACCTCACTATAGTAATTAAGGCAAGTAATGTGGCCCCTAGAGGCCGCCTCAGCAATCAGCTTTGCATTCTCACGACAGAAGTCCGCCTGAAATTTCGGATTATTCTGGTCAATATACTTAAGAAAGTTAAGATACTTATTCATTTTCTTTCTGGGATCCCTCATAGTAAACACTCTCTTCTTCCCAATCAACTTCATAACCAAGACGTTCAAGAATCTCATAAAAGATTTCTTTGTCAGTCCAGTCTTCATAGAGTTTACAAGGATTTGGAATGTGCTTAAAAAGCAGTTTACCGTTCAATCGAACTTCGGCACCGCCTGCAGTCCCAAAAACAGGATCCGTCTTGTAGAGCCACTTAATGTCAACAACACTCTTTTTGTTGGTCTTACACAATGCCATTACCTCCTTAGGTTCATGCTTCTTAAGAACCTTTTCAATCTCTTCTACGGTCATAGGTCTACGAATCATAACCACTCCTTAGTGACAAGAATACCAGTTGGTACCAATCTTACCTTCGGTGTCCAACTGACAGTTAAAATTAAAGAACTTCTGAGTCTGCCTCATGGATTCCTGTGCAATCCTTACACAGTCCTCTGCGATTTCCTTGGTTCTACAAGCTACCTGAACCTCATCATGCACCCATGCCATCATGGCAAAATCACCGTCCCAACCGTGCTTGTACCCAGCCTTACGCATGTTCTCCTCAACAAGGCATACCCATTTCTTGCAGATAAGGGCACCTGCAGATTGCAACAGGGTATTCAGAGCCGAGTGAGGGCTTCGCACATAAACAACGCGACGATCAAGCCCAAGAATACTGTGAGTAATACTAAGATTACTGTTATCAGGGTGAGCACGTTTCCTCCAAGTTACCTTATTGACACCTCCGACCCATTCAGAGGATGTGATGAGAGTCCTTTCAATATCTGAACAGAGTTCCTTATAGGCAGGTACTGCATTAAAGAACCTCTCCTTAAGAGCCTTACCGTCCTTTGCAGTGCCGTTGATGACTTCTCCGAGCTTACCGTCGCCACCACCGTACATCATACAGTAGATCATAGTCTTCGCTTGATCTCTTGTAGGCAACCCTGCCATCTTCTGGTTATGAGTATGAATGTCACCATTCAAGATCTCATTTACGTATTCCCCATGGTCATAAGGGTAGAGAAAATGAGCAAAGCACCTAAGCTCAAGACCTGAAGCGTCGATGCCCGCCTCATACCATCCAGTAGGGACTCTAAAAAGAGACCTGCATTCCTCCCCATAAGGAGATCTACCTGCAGGTACCTGTGCAACATTAGGATAAGCATGAGTTGCACGACCAGTGACAGCCCCATTAGGATTAACAGAACCGTGAATGCGAGTGTAACCATCAGGATCCTCCTTCATCAACTTTAGCCACGCATTGTCACCCTCAGCAAGCTGTGCAATACGCTTGTTAATAAGCAAATACTCCAAGATGTCCTCAGTAATGTCAATATCCTTAGCAGTCTTCAGAGTCTCTTCGTCAACCTTAGGGGCACCCGTAGGAGTCATTTCAGTAGGCTCCCAGCCTCGATCCATGAGAACCTTTGCAATGTGTTGGCGACTATTGGGGTTAAAGGTAACCTCTTCATACTGAGGGTAAGGGACACCTGCCTTAATGCCACGCTTAGCGTTATCTCGCTTATAGATCTTGTCTCCCTTATAGACAGTCCAAGATCCACCTTTTGAAACAAGGTTCTCATAAAGAACCTGTCGCTTACCTGACAATTCGGAATATAGTTTGACTGCTTGATCTTTATCAAAGACAAACCCATTGCGTTCTTGCTTAGCCATCACCCAAGCAATGTCATGCTCAAGTTGGATAGCCTTCAAAGGGTAACCCTTAGCCATCAGCTTATTGAAGAGCTTATGGGTAACCACAACGTCCTGCTTGTTGTACTCATACATCTCATGAGTAAACTTGTCCCATGCGTCCTCATGTTCGCCATAGGTGCCCTTCAGTTCACCCATACGGTAACCATAAGCCTTCAAGCTGTGGGAACCATAGAGAGCCTTAGGGAGCTTTCCAGAACGCATAAGACCAACGTCAGTGTCCTTGATGTTCGAGTAGATCAGACGGGCAAGAACAAGAGTGTCAATACATACATCTCGAACATCAAATGCAAATCTCTCACCCTTAAGCTTCTTAAGAGCAGGGATGTCGAATTTGCAGATATTGTGGCCAACAATGTTGTATCCACTAGTCCCATACTTATTCAGCACATCAAAGAACTCATCAAGATCCGTGTAACCAGTGTACAAATCAGTATAAGAATCGTACAACCAACCACACCAGAACCTCTTAGTGGTGTCTAACAGTCCGTCTGTTTCAATGTCTGTAATAACGAATTTGTCTTTAATTGTCAGCATTTTCTATTCCTTAAATAGCTTTGCTAAAAAGATCCTACAGGAATACCAAAAGGGAGATTCCTGTAATGGTAATCAACCACATTGCAATCACGTAGATCACGAATACCCGAAAGCTCAGGTCTCTGTAATCAGCAGAATCCTGATGATCAGAGGCTAGAAGCACAGGAGCAATAGGAAGTAACAGGACCACCCAAAAGAATGAGATTACACGATACTTAAAAGGCGTGTCCTTGTCGTAATACTAGAAAGTAAGTGGGGAAATAAACTCTTTAAAACTCATTATCAAAACTCCGATTCAAAGGGGCAATCTTCAGACCCCTGTGGGCAATCCTTGAGTCTACCTGTTTCAGGATCATACTCAAGGTATCCACTGATACCAGTGTCCCCGCAAAAGCGATTCTTGAGGACTCTGAGAGTCAACACGTTAGGATTATCACCCTGTTGATTTCTCTCAAGGCCAATCACCATGTCAGAGAGCTGTGCAATAGCTCCAGACCCTCTAAGTTGACTAAGGGATACCTGTGCCCCCTCTTCGTGTCCCTTCTTCTCAGGACGCTTAAGGTGAGATACTACGAACATGGTAGCTCCAGTCTCTTCCACAAGGGAACGAAGGTTTGTCATGAGCTTGTCAATAGCTTTACGCTCACCACCATCCTCATCGGCATCCATGCCAGAGACCACAATGGAGATATGGTCAAGGAAGATACGCTTGCATCCTAGGGACACAATCATGTACCTAAGTTTACTAAGCAGATTACCTGAATCAAGTGAGCCAAAATGGTCGTATAGGAAAAATTTTCCATTCCCAATTGTTTCATTAAAAGCTCTGCCTCGTTCATCTTCATCTGCACCCTCAGGGTCGAGTATGAGTCGCTTATTGAGATGAATCGACATGAGTTCCAACCCAGTTTTTCGAGTAGATTCTTCAAGAGCAACAATTCCGCAAAGTTCTCCCCGCTGAACACCAAAGTAGTATTCGAGTTCTCTGAGGATTGTGGATTTACCCATTCCACTACCACTTGTGAAGACATACAGTTCACCATGTCTAGCTCCTTTAGTTTTGTTCTGAAGTGCAACCCAAGGGTACTCAACAGAGTCCTTGAGGTCGTCAATGTCAGTTACGCACTTCTCATACAAGTCTGTACCTGAAACAATTCCGTCGGGTCTGTACGGCTTGGCATTCCACACAGCTTGAAGAACCTCAGGACCCTTGCCTTCACTAAGGCATTCATTAGGATCCTTACAAGGAAGATTAGCAATATATGCCTTACCTGCAGGCAGTATCTTTGCACACTCTTCACTTGCTTTTCTACCCGGATCATCCATGTCAAACATTAGGATGACTTCTTCGAAATTTCCTAAATACTCAAGGTTGGCCTCAATAGCCTTCTTTGCCCCTTGTGCCCCATTAGGGATACTCACAACAGGCCACTTGTTACCCTGAAGTTGGCTCACAGTAAGACAATCAATCTCACCTTCAGTGATGACAATCTTCTTACCACTAGCCCACAATTGGGAACCATAAAGCCTATTAGAGATACTCCCAAGGACAGCAAAGGACTTATCGGGGAACCTGAGCTTCTGCCCCACAAGGTTCCCCGAATCGTCGTAGTAGCACGCTACTTGGCAAGGCTTCCCTTTGTAAACAGTAGAAAAATACTTGAATTTAGAGCAAGTATCTTTACTAATACAGCGCTTAGTAAGGGAAACCTCTTCAAGATCTCCTAGAGGAATACAATCCTTAGACACTCTAACCACCTCACTCTTTACAGACCCATCAGTCTTTACAGACCCATCAGTCTTTACAGACCCATCAGGTCTAAAATAAGTATTACAAGAATAACAAAACCTATGGCCATCACTAAAGACGCCACAGGCGTCAGAGGAGCCACACTTAGGACAAGGTTCATGATAAAGGAATGTACTCTCTTTATTCATCTTTTATCGACCGAGTTTACAACGAAGGCTCTTCCAACCGTACAGGTTTTTATGGTACCGCATGTCTCCTGCCCAAATACAGGGGTGCTCCATGGGTGACATATGGCCTGCATCGAGGAGCCTTCGTGCCAGCTTCTTGTCCTTGTGTTCGTCAGGACAAGAGCCGTCATGGTTGTTATAAGACACTCTAGCACAGCGTGCAGAGGAGATCAGCATAAGATCCTCAATGAGGACTTCAGAGGAACTAAACGAGTTCATGCAATGACTGTCGACTTCCTCTTGGGTGATAAAGGGAAGACTAACGTACTTCCCACAAATACGGTAGACACTAATGATCTTATTGCCTACCTTGTCCATCTCACCCTTAATAGCCCTTGCAAGATCCTGCATCTCAGGCTGTGCATCACTGGCAAGCCTAAGATTAAGGAAGTTATCCCAATCAGTAGCAGTTACAATCACGTTAATGTACTGGAAGGGCTCAAGGATTCGGTTAATGTGTTGCTTATGGATACCGAGCTTTTCCATACACTTGGCAGTTTCCACGGCGTTACGGGCCGCGTCAAGCCAAAGATTATAGAAGTCTGTAGCTACATCAATAGGGGCCTCTACATCCCCTACCATACCCGCTTTATTCATGTAGACCTTAGTCGGAACTACAGGCTTGCTATCAACCTGTTCAATAACCTTATTCACAGGGATAGCACGAGAGCTACTAGCATTGCGTGAGAACATTCTGTGCGTCATGAATTCACTATGGATCATCCTAGGATACCTAAGGACGAACGTATAGAGATTATCCTGATGGCAGATGCAAAGGGCTTCGCTTTCCCCAACTTTAGTAGTCATTATCTTCCTCATCATAGTCGTCATCTTCATCCTCATCGTCTTCATCATCAAGGGACTCAAGATATTCCTGATACTCGTCTTCCCAACGAGCTTCCCAATCAGATTCCATTCGATCAAGTTCCTTCTGAGTCTGCATAATAGCCTCTCTTTTAAAAAAATAAAATGTGGTGCCCTAGGGGAGACTCGAACTCCCACGCCTTTCGGCCCAGCATTCTAAGCGCCGTGCGTCTACCATTCCGCCACCAGGGCCTGTGGGGTAACCGTTGCCCCTTCGGATCTATTTCGGTAGACATCCTAGTCGGGAGCTACCCGACCTACTAAGGGTCGTAGGACTTCCTCACTTCTCTTATGGTGAGAGGAGTACAATCAAACGACGTATTTGGCCTCTCCTACAGGATTCGAACCTGTGACCATATGCTTAGAAGGCATATGCTCTATCCAACTGAGCTAAGGAGAGTTTTGTTCTTTGTGAATGTTAATTATTGCTTCAAGTCGTCTATTGGTGTCTCTGAGTATCTTAACACCTTCCCCGTGTAGTTCTGCACCTTCTGACAGTAGGTTTCTACACTGGATGATTGACTCTGCATAAGCTCTATCGGTATGTTGCATGATGGCTTTGTTTCCTGCGTTGATGTTGTACTGCAGGCGGTTAACCCGCTTATCAATAGCAGATTGCACAGCATCAGCGGTAGCCATGTCTTTAAGAAGTAAGTTAATCGTCGCATCCTTTCTTTCCTGTAGGGTCTTTAGTTCCGTTAAGTGAGTCCGTTGCTCCTCTAGGAGAATCTCTTGATTTCTTTTTTCCTCAATAGATTCACCTAGAGCCAGTCCCAGAATGAACGCAAGGATAACCATAAGAGATTTCACATACTGCATACTCTCTCCCTAGGAGTATTGATTTTATTCAATGCGGACAACATCACCTTCTTCAGGGTCTCCATTAAAGTCCTTAAAGACACCCTTAGAGAAGACTACCTTACTCCAGAACGCCTCAGTATCTTCATACCGAGCAAACTTAGCGCCCTTATACCATCCCTTAACATCAAAACAAGGACAGTCTTTGTTGACGCCTGCAAAATCTCTGTGGCCAAGTACATCGACTTCATCTTTATAGTAACCTCTGAGATAGTCCAGCAGACACTTAAGAGACTCCTTCTGCTCCTCTGTAAAGTTGTCTACGGACTTGCCCTTAGAATCCACACCACCAATGAGGCAGATACCAACGGAGCAGTTGTTGTAACCCTTTACGTGGGAACCGATGGCCTCTAGAGGTCTACCTCTCTGGATGGTGCCGTCAGTACGAATTACAAAGTGATAACCAATACCCAACCACCCCTGCTGTCTGTGCATCTGATCAATGGTTTTCCACGTAAAAGAAGGCACATTCTGAGTGGCAGAGCAGTGAACGACAAGATATTTAGTAGTCTCTCTATTCTTATAAGAGACAAAAGATTTATGCTCCTCAATCGTCGGAGCCTTGAAAGAAACCATATTTTAATTAACCTTTATTAATAAGAATCCCATCAGGGATTACCTTGGGATCCTCTTTAATCCATTCAAGGGGGATTGTTTTGTCTGAATACTTGATCCCATTCTTTTCACAAAAGGAAGCATAAGTTGTTTTACTTCCTTTGTAAATAGGAGTTTTGGATCTACTAAAGACAAAGCGAATGTCCAACTCGGGGTGTTGAGCCTTAATTAAAATATGTTTCTTCCTATCTTCAGAATCCCATACACCTTTAGTTTCTATGAGAATCCCGTTAGGCAAAACGAAGTCAGGAGTATATTTGTGCTTACTTGCGGGCACAATATACTCCAGATACTTCTCCTCATAATGAGGCTCAATGCCGAAGGCCCTGAGGGAGTCTGAGACTTTCTCCTCAAGGCCACTTCGGTAAGTTCCCCTGTTGTGCATCCTCTTTTTGCTATAGGCCGCACTACGGGTAGTCATTTATTCCTTTAAATGCTTCGCATTTATTACTCTTCATGCTCCTTAAGCAGGTTGCTACGAGAAGGGAGCATAACCTTACATGCTTCAGAAAACTCATTGCTATGGATGTCATATACACAACTATGACCATTGACACGAATGAAGTAGTCATCATCCTGATGACTCAGAATCTGACCAACCATCAGGTCGGGACGACAGAAGCACTCTGAGGCTTCAAAATCACCCTTAAACATGACAAGGACACAGGCACCCTCAACACCACTAAGATCCTTGCTAAAGAATTCCTCAATCCTGTAAGGCTTATCGTACTCGACACCTTCTTTGTCTTCAAAGATAAGATCCTCAACATTGACATCGAACGTAAACGAGTAGGGCATCACTTCATAAATGAATTTAGCGTCATAGTAGGAGGTGTTGCTCTTGAAGTACCGCTTGTCACCAGAGACGGAGCAATAGAAGCCACTTGGTGCCTTACCGTCCTTTGCAATGTACCAGTTGTAATGCTCAATTGCGGACTCAAGAGCCTTTTCAAGGCCTTCGTCAGTAAGGAGGAGGCCAAGCCCCTCACGCAGTTTATGGCCGAAAGTAAACTTAGTCATTTAGAAATCTCCGGGAACGTCGTCGTCAACATCTTCAAAGCTCTTATAGGAAGCCTCGTGCTCCTCGCCGGTATAGCCTTCTTCTTCTTCAAAGCCATAAGAGGACGCAGAGGAATCACCGAACTCATTCAGAGAGATAACCTGAACTGCGAGAAGTCGCAGGGAAAGCCCACAGGTACGCGTAGAGGGCATGTAATACGGGTTGGCACTGAAGCACACCTTGATAACACTGTCTCGACCGATGTTGACATCAAGGGGCTTCCCCTTAGAGTCAAACTGGCGGATCTTGACGGTAATCTTGGAACCGTCCTTCTTCGTAATGACCGCCTTCTGCTTGAACTTCATCACAATGCGGCCTTCTTCATCCTTTTCATAGATGTCCTGAGTCACCACCTTGCGGCCCTTTGCAATGGCCTGCTTGACGTTGTCGTCATTCTCATAGAAGTCCTCAAGGATTGCTTCGAGCTTAGACACGAGGGCGTTAGTCTTCTCATCATCTTCCATGACAAGATTGACCTTGTAGTCACCCTCCGGATTGAACTTAGTATCCGGGGTCTTGAGAGCGGGATACTGTGCGAGACCCTTGGGGGTAGTGAAACGATTGTTGTTGATAGACATTTAATTACTTCCTTGTTTGTTGCTAGCGAGCTAGCTGTTTAACCTAGGGAGACTTGGTTACTCTCCCTAGGAGTATTGATTTTATTAGTTGGGGTTTGTTTGACCTAGGGAGGCTTTGTTACTCTCCCTAGGAGTATTGATTTTATTAGCGGGGTTAGCTAAAGGCGTACATGGACTCCTTGACTCGCTCAAGATCAAGATTCCCCTTTGCGGGAATCTTAGGGAGCTTGTCGATCATCTTAGGAGACAAAAGGTTTTCAATGTGGTCATGAAGATCCTGCAGAACATCGTTGTTGCTGTAGGTGTCTACAAACACTTCTCTAACGGTAGTAAACATGATGTCACCATGCCCCGCAGGAGCACCATAGGAGTCATGAATCATCGCAAAGGACTTAACCCCCTTGTCGACACAAGAGCACACCGTAAGCATCAAGTGGGACGCATCCATGCTATGGACATAGTTGGGTGCAATGCCTTGCTTTTGCTTTCGGGTGTCAATCTCGGGAATGCTTTCGTACACCACGGGGTTGATAGAGGCACCTTCCTCGATCTGACTGTCTTCCTTGAACGGCTCCTTGACTCGAATAGTCCCAGTAGTGAAAGTCCTGAGTTGCTTGAGCACAACCTTGTTGTACTTCTGTTTTACAGGGAATCCAGCAGGGGTAATCCAATAGGTAGGCAGGGATTGGCCGTTAATGTCCTTGTCCTGAGCGAGCAGGCCACTTGCAACCTGAAGCCAACCCATTGCCTCCACAGCTTTCACAACGACACCCTGCAGGGCTTCCCAAATCAGTCCAGCCATGTACCTAGCGGACTGGCTAGGACGACTGAATGCCGTGGGATTCTTTGCGAGAGCAGGGTAAATAGTATCTTCCAAAACCTGTTCAGCAAAACCAAATTTACTAGAGCCATAGCAAAGGGTCATGGTGCTTCGCTTAGTCACCTTACGGGTAACGCCGTGCTTGAGCCATTCCGTGGCCATGCTACGGGTACCCTTCTTAAGGTAATCGTCACCGTCCTCAGTTTTAGCCATAGTGTCATCGGTGCCGTTGTCATAGTCCTTTTTTAGGAGTTCAGTGACCTTGGTAGCAACGATGCCATAGATGTCGTGAACCTTATCATCAGGCAGAAGGTTGACGGCTTCCCCACCGACTTCGTCCCGAAGCATCGCAGAGAAATGCTGTAAGCCAGAGCAGGAGCCATCGAAGGCAATCGGGAGGTGAGACACATACGAGTCGCCCTTATCCAGATAATCCGCCCACTCAAAACAGAACGCAAGGAATTCCCAAGGGGAATCCGTCTCAGTCCATCGGAGATCCTGCAAGGGATCCTTGGCAATCGACAGGATCATTTCGGTGTTGCTATAGACCCATGCAATACGCTCTTCAAAGGGTTTCTTGTCAAGGCCGTAGCAGTTTGCACCCTGAAAGGCCAGCCACGTGTGACCATTCTCTCCCAGAGGCACCCCTTCGGCAAACTCAATGAGAGCTTTAGTAAAGTCATTGCCCTGCGGGCTCAACTGGGTCAAGGGGTAGACACGACCACGGAAGTCAAGGTTGTGGGGGAAATAGATTTCCATGTCGTCCTTGTAGGTGTTAGCCAGTGCGAGGACACCATTCACAAGGTAACGCTTGCTCTTACGCTTATTGTCGTCCTGATAGTAGTGCACCATAGCACTACGCCAATCACGTTGTACCTCCTCGTTAGTGTCTGCCTCTGCAGGCCTAATAGGCGGTTCTGCAGGGGTCGCAGAGGGCATCTCAAGGCCCTCAGGTACGTGTGCCCAAGAGCACACCTCATTGGCCACGTCGAGCACCCTACGGTTGATTCGCCAAGCCGTAGACTGGATGGCATTTACAGCCTTGTACACGTTAGGCATATCAACCTCATCGTAGAGCTGTGCACACTCCTTAGAGGGCATTCTGACGAGCTGGATAGGTTTCTTGAGGTTGATAAGGTAACCACCATCAAAAGGGGTAGTCCACGGCTTAGGCGGGATTACCATGGGCCTATTTTGGAACATGAGACTAGCAGTCTCCTTGTCCTCGTGCTCCAAATACGTCAACACGTCAGGGTCAAGACAAAAAGTGTAATGCACGTTTTTGTTGTCACCCATGGTTTTCTCAAGGGCACCTAAGCCAGTAGACACGATGAAAATGTCTACCAACTTAAGACCTACTTGCACTCTGTTAGCGTTACCCCACTTGTTCCATCTCTTGAGCCGCTTCTCATCTGCGAGGATCTTTTCTTTGTTTTCGACATAGCGCTTTTTGAACTGCATAGAAATACGCTTATCAAGCCCTGCATTGAAGCGACTGAGCTCTTTCTTATCCATGGTTGCGACTACCATCTTGAATCGCAGTTCGTCCTCGATAGCCTCACCAATTGCAGAGGATACTTTGGTCAAAGACACGATTCCAAGGGAATTTTCAATGATGGTCCTAATTGCAATGAATGCAATTTCTTCGGTAGACAAAGACCTGATGAGGGATGCCATTACATGACGCTTACCGGGCTTACCCGTATCCACTTCCTTAAACCACTTGTCAAGGGCCTTAGTCATGACAGGGATGGCTTCGCTGATCAAGACACGACTTGCACCCATATTGCCAAGGGTACCACTTTCAATGGCCTTGCTACGCTTAGACATGAAAGCATTGAACGCATTTTCTTTGCTTTCAAGTTCTAATTCTATTTCCCTGTCTACACGGGCTTTGCCGTATTTAAGACAAAGATCATCATATTCATTTTCACCATCAATTCTAAAACTATTCAATTTATCATAAGACATAGGGGTCACCTCTAGTTATATCTATAGATCTTTTATACTCTGTTATATTCTTTTATATAGGGTTATATAGGTGATGATGTAGGATATTACACATAGTTAAACTATAGACTCCTGTGGTTTCCTTAGGTTTCCTTAGGAGTCTATAGCCTCTTTCACTCTCTCCCTAGGAGTATGGATTTTATTAAATCCTCGTGTCTCCTCTAATCATTGATTTTACCTTTCTCGATGCAGTCACCGTTGACATAGATGTTACCGAACGCCTCGAAAGTACGCAACCATTCGGAATACGTCAGGTATTTGTTTCTGTCTTTCTCTGCGGATTCCCCAGCTTTACGTCCCGCACGGAACGCATATTTAATCATATTGCCCTTTAGGAATCCAATGAATTCCTCACGAGTTAACGCATTAAGCATCAATTCAATAGGCTGGACAGCTCCCATATAATGGGTACTTGTTTCAGGATTTCCATCATTAATTTTTCCCATTTATATCTCCTTTAGTAATAGATTCCCATGAGTTTGCAAATAAGGACAAACAAGGGAAAGATTCCAAGAATGATTGCAATTCCAATGAATACAATCAGGTATTCTTTAAGATTAAGCATTCTTTTCAATCTCCTTAATGTGATTATTCCACATGGACAGAATTGCATTCATAACACTGCCGTGCATGGATGCCACACCGACAAGAATCATGGCTCCGCCTTTAGTGTACTTGCAGATCCTGCCTACGACTTCATCACTTCCTTGATACATACCCGAAAAAGTGTAGATCTGTTCGCAGTCGGTGCTAGTGTTACTAGCGGTGCTAGGGTTACTAGCGATGAATGTCACTATATAAACACCATCTTTCCAACGATAAAAGAGAATAGAGGCTATGTCAGAGCGTTCGATGACGGTGGTGGTGCGAGTATACATGAGATATCCTCTGGACGCTCCTAGGGCGTTATATGGCTTTCCTAGGGGCATTCCTTTAGTTGTTTGTCGTGGTTGCTAGAGATCTAGCCCTATGAATCTGGATAGCCTTTCGAGCTTTGCCCTTGTGAGCACCATGGATACCAAAGATGATTACAACCTTGCGATTCTTAGCACAGAGTTGACAATGATTGCAGTCCATGCCTTCCTTGACTTGAGCAGGACACTGTGCACCATACAAGCCCACAGCCTTAAGCTCCTTTTCGGTTTCCTTAGGATCAACAGAGGCAATGACTGCGTTTATACCTAAGGCTTTAGCATGCTTGACCTCCTCTACAGTCTCACACGAGGCATTGATAAGAAAGCCTTTATGGGCCGCATCATGGATGATGTTCGATGCGTTTAGGTCAATCATGCAGTGAGTAAATGTGTAACCCTTGATGATCTCTCCTACTACCTTGTTAGCCCCTTCAATGGCTCCTGCGATGGTGTCTACTCTGTTGGCATCAATTAGGCTTGTGCCCTCGATTGCAATGTCTCCTGCCACATTGTGACGGAACAGGATAGAGTCACGAGTCGGGTTCTTACGGAGCTTGTTAAAGGCACCTTCAAGGAGACCAATTTTCAGGTGCTCGCCATTAATAACATAGCGAGCATCGGTTTTGTCTTCACAGCGATCCCACACCATCTTCGTGTGACAGCCTTCGGCATAACACCCGTTGTTCTTAAAGACACAGGATTTGGGGCATGTGCTACGAGAGCTGTAAGACTGCATGATATCGCCCGTTTTCTTGTTGGAACTTGTGGGCAGAAAGATCATTTTCATGATGGGGATTCCTTTTGCTAGGTTACTGGGGCACCGATGGGCACCCCTTAGGGTTACTAGGCGAGCCAGATACGGACGCACTCAGCATAGGTGCCTGTGATTTCGTCTTTGCAGAAGATCGGGTTAATCGTCCCATCTTCCTCTTCGTCGACGATGATGGAGCGTCCTTGAACTACATCCTCATCAAACTGGGCGACCATGGTGACCTCACCGCAACTCTCAGGGGCATCCATGGGAATGATCCCCGTGTAGTCACCATTGATGAGAGCAGGAAGGACCCACTCGGCGACCATGTAGGATGGACATGCGTCCAACAGCTTGCGAATCTTTTCATTCATCTTCAATACTCCTTGCTAGATTCAGTGGGATCACTCGGGAGAGGCCGAAGCCGATTGGCTTACGCCCCTCCCTTAGGACTCGTTAGAGATTGTACCACACAATCCCGAGGGTTACAAGGGTGATGATCATGTTAACCATGACCATGCCTCCCACAGTCTTGAGGGTGTTCATCAGATCGGTGCTAGTGCTACTAGCGGTGTCATCCTCAACGATGTCCTGTTCGACAGTGTCAACATTCTGTTCGACCGGGGTCTCGACCTTAGCGGGTTCATTGCGGGCCTCAACACCATTCACAACCTCGTTGAACTCGGCGAGCATCTCAAGGAGCTCATTGATGATGCTAGAGGTCTTGAAGAATTCGACACGACCGCCATTGGCACTGCGGGCCTGAATGGTTTCGACCTTACCGTTCAGGAATTCCACCGTGAACTTGCGGGCAACCTGATGATTGCGACGACGGTCCGTGTAGTTGTACTGAACACGGACTCGACCGTATCCGAGAGACTCCCAGCGGAAATCACGGGCGAGATTGCCAGAGGGAAGAGTGATGATGTGAGAGGATCGAACAATCATGATGTACTCCTTTAAGTAGTGCTAGCTCCTGCTAGCTGTGGTGGTGAAGAACTCTCGTTCCATGCCCTGAACTTTAAAGCATCCAAAGACACCTGTCAAGGCCCATCGTGAAAAATACCGCAAACATGGTATCCCATCCCCTAGTGTCTCCACTCTCTCTATATAGAGGCTAGCTCGCTAGCAGAGGGGCCCTGTGGAGTCCTGTGGAGAGCTGTGGAGAGCTGTGGAGAGCTGTGGAGAGCTGTGGGCTACCTAAAGGAGTACCAAAGGGTACAAAGCACAGATAATGCCACCCAAAGGTAAACAATTGATCCAGATCAAACCCCATATTGACCCAAATCAACCCTGTGGACAACCTGTGGATAACCTGTGGATAACTTGAAAAAACACTGATAAAACAACCACTTAGGTTACCCTTTAGTATCCTAAGGATGTCTAAGAAGAACCAAAGGACACAGCGGGCACCTGAGGGCACCCACAGGCACCCCCACGGGGGGCACCCACGCACGTGAACTCCTTAAGTGAGGGTTCACAAATTTGATCAATTTTTATGATCCCCTTGGTTACCTGTGGATAACTCTGTGGATAACCTGTGGATAACTTTAAATAAAACCCCTCAGGAACCCATTAAGGGAACCCAAGGGGAACTGGAAGTAATTATAGACTAGCCACAAGAGTACGTAGAAGAGCATCAACAGTAGTCGCATCCCCATTAAACAAAGACATTATAAAGAGGATGATGATAATGATGATTTTGATGGTGATGAATACTTTATTTTTAGTGTTATTGGTATTGTTCATTAAGGTCATTCCCATAAGGGTCTATAGGCACCTAAAGATTCCCATAAGGGTCTATGGACTACCATAAGGGTCTATAGATCCCCATAAGGGTCTATAGGTACCCTAAGAGTTTTTTTAAGACTCCATCATCACTGATACCTTTTACTTCTGATACTTTCATTTCTAACAAAAAAGAGGGGCTAGAAAAGACCTATATGTATATCTATATATGTCTTTCCTAGCCCCCCTAGGAGTATGGATTTTATTCTGAAATGCCCTGTTTTCTCTATTACATTGTCTTTATTATTTACTGAACAAGTGTTCAATACTAATAAAGCATATTTCAGTTATCACCGATTGCTGGCTAAGGCTAGCTCTTGAATGTATACCCTTTATCCTTATATCTGTCTACACCCTTAGATGTACCTTTATGGCTATGCTTATCTTCAGTTACCATCACACCTCCGATATTGGACGTATAGAATCCATACAGGGACTCCATAGACTCCTCTAGCCATTCTTCGGTTAGTTCTTTAATACCTTCATCAGCATCTACGCCCATGAAGTCCACAAGGTATTTAACTCCGATTGCCAGAGCATCGAGACGGTCATCATGAATAAGGGCACCCCTATCAACAGTGATACGAGTGAGCTGATAGAAACAAGCATATTTGTAGTCAGATTCAGGTACGGTAGAGTAGTCATTCCTGATACACTCAGGAGTGACACACATTTTATGATTAGAGATTACAGGTTCAAGAGTATCAATGATTCGGAGTTCTTTTTGTCCCGTAGATTTGACTTCAGTAACCCCACAGTTACTATAGGTTTTCTTAAGTACGGGTTCAAATAGCTTGATGTACATCCCGTCACCAAAATTACCCTCAATGACTACTTCATTGACTTTGTACTTCTTAGCTACCTTAGCGAGCTTATTAAGGACTACATCAGAATAACCTCCCAATAGACCCCCTACTTCCATGACGTAGATATACCCGTTTAGGTAGTAGAGAACGGAATAGCCTGTTTCGTCTTTACCTCTGCCAGACGGGTCAATACATAGGATCTTATGGGTATACGAAACTACCTCATTGGATGAGGCATGATAGTAGAAGTAAGAGTCTCCCTTAAGGCCCATCGTAGGACACTCATCAACTGGAACCCTCTTAGAAGGCTCAGGAAGCCACGTGAGCTTCATTGGAGCCTCGTCTAAGGGGAACATACCAACCAACAGGTCACGAAGCCGCAGAGGGTATTTATCAGCGTCTGAGAGGGTCGTATCAAGCATGAACTGCAGAGCGAAGCCTGCCTTACGATAAGATAGTTCGCGCTTCTGTAGATCTTCTTCAGAGAATCTAAGGGGGTCTGTAGGCTTACCTGCCCAACGCTTAGGATCCTTGTCGTACTTGTCAGCAATGATAGAGGCCAATCTATCGCCATAGGAGGCTCTATGAGAGTCATCATAGGGGTACCTAGCGGGATAGATTACAGCCGTGTAGCCGCGCTCCTGTAGCTCGTTATAGAGGCTCATCTCGTTCTGAGGGGTTCCCAGATACAGGATCTTCTTACCTGCACCAGGCTTTAGGACAGCGTCAAGCTCTTTGACGAGTTCGAACAGTTGGTCTCTAAGAACCTGAGTAAAGGAGTTACCCGGGGTCTCCACGTCGTCGGCGACGATGATGTCTGCACGGGAACCCGTTAGCTGGCCCTTAATACCAACAGACTTAACCGAAGGTGAATGATCGGGTTTGGCCGGCCCAATGTCGAAAAGGTTCTGAGTATCTCGTTGCCCATCTCTAGCCTTCATAAAGTTAAGGAAGGGAAGCTCGTTGATGATCTTCTTAATAAAGGTAGCGTTTGCATCAGCACGCTCCTTATTAGCAGACACCACCATGATCTTCAGCTGTGGGTCTCTCCAAAGACACCACACCACATATGCACAAGTAATGAACGACTTAGCTACACCGCGGAAACCCATAAGGATCATACGGTCGTTCGGGGGATTCTGTAGGAGTTTTGCAATGTCTGTTTGAATAGGGGTCAACGAAGGAAGCCCAATAGATTTCCAAACAAGGTTACAAAACAAAGGGAAATTCTCATAATAAGGGAGCAGAGCTTTAGCTTCTTTCTCAGTTAACACTCATGTCTCCCCTATAGGAATTCTCGAAGTTCTCCCTAGTAGCCTTCAGGAGCTTACTAAGTGCATTCTCTTCACCCTCTCCAGCCTTAGGGACACAGTCAATGCCATTACGTTCAAGTTCCTTAATGATTGCATTATAGAGCTGTGGAGACCTCTTATCGGGGTTCCTGAGGTCATTAAGCATGTTCTGAAGCATCTCCTCATGGATGTTACCTAAGAGGCTCTCAAGTCCTTTATAGTCCATTGTTCTTTTCCTTTCTTTTCTTTTCTAACCAAGGTTCTACCCAATGCTTTTTAATCATTGTGCAGATGCCTACAAAAGTATAGATAATTGTGATGACGTACACCCAATCGCTAAGAGGTAACCCAAGAATCACAGCACTGGATACTGCCAATGAAGGAGCTACCTGTGCTATGTTCTCTGCTAGGTTACCTGACTCCTCATCAAGGGTACTCATTCCTCAAAGAGCTGCTCAAAGTTAGCTTTCTTGAACCCAGTGCCCTTCAGGAGTTTACCGTCTTCTCTGAATTGGGGGTTGTAGTTGCCCTCACTGTCATAGAACTTACTGGAGTATTCCTTAAGCAGTTCATTCATACCTGCTTCAAGGTCGTAACCCCAAGCATTAGCGTACTGCACACACACCCAGATAAGATCACACAGCTCCTTCATTTCGTTAGGGGTACCACTACGCTCCCCAAGAAATTCCTTGAACTCTTCAGCAATACACTTGCTATACAGGATTGTGCAATCCTTGTACAGTTGGGAGTCCTTCCCTTGGTCATTTCTACAGTGCGTCTTCAGAAACCAGTTCGAAAGTTCCTTCTGGAGATTTCCGATAAGCTCTTTGGGTTTAGCTTCCATAGTATTCTTCATTTTATTCTTTATCCTCTTTTACATACTCTTTCGTTCATTAATTTCAGCCATCTTGGCATCGTTCATTCGGGAGTTACCGTTGATGTTAGAGTACCCCAAATAACCACAGACACGGGAAATGACAGACAGGTTACTAGAGCCACAATAGGGGCACGTATTACCCACATTAAAGCTATGCTGGTGACAATCCTCACAGTAAGCCGCATCAAAGTTCACACCCTGATAGAACCCATGAGCCATACCTCGAAGGATCGTGCTCGTGAGAGCCAGCTTATTCTCAGGGTTGTCAATACGGACATACTGGATGTGCCCGCCCTCAATAAGGTGGAAAAGCTCAAACTCAAGATCCTGCTTTTCAAAGGGAGTAATGTCGGCAGACACATGGATATGGAAGGAATTGGTGAAGTATTCCTTACCCTCAAATTCATCCTTAAGGTTATTCTTTGCACAATACTCATGGTACTGAGTCATCTGAGTACCACAAAGGGACTCTGCAGGGGTACCATAGAGTGCATAGAGATAGCCGTCTTCCTTCTTAAACTCCTGCACTGCATCGTAGATGAACTTAACGACATCCTTAGCCGCCTTCTGTCCCTCAGGAGTCTGAAGGTCCTTACCACCAGTAAAGAGAATAGCAAACTCATTCAAGGCAGAGATACCAAAAGATGCAGTCATGTACTTAGTAAGCTCACCAACTTCATCTTCAGGATTAAGGAAGCCCTTGTAGAAACCTCCCTGACAGAATGCCATAGGATTCGTACTAGCCTTGACATGCTTGAGCATCTCATAACGACGCTTAAGGAACCCTCGAACTTGTTCAAGGTTCACCCTAAGTTCATTCCAGAAGTTACCCTTAGATGCCTTATAGATCAACGGAAGGTTGAGAGACACGGCACCAATGTTGCATCGACCAACAGACACGTACTCGTTAGTCTCAGGGTCCTTCCAAGGAGTGAGGTACGCCCTGCAACCCATCGGATGGATTACACACTGCTTATTCGATGCTCTATAGGTTTCAGACACA